GAGATGATTTGGATAATATTTTTGTTAGCGAAAGAGACTTAAACTGGTCTTTTATGGCAATGGCTGAAAAATGTATAGAAGAGCGTACATAAAACAACCTGCAGGTTTAGGTGATATATTTTACTGTTTAAAGATTGCGCAAACTATTAAAGCAGAAGAAGTAATATGGCCTATATCAGACACATACTACGACCTAATTAAAAAACACATTATTATTGATGTTAGAAGAAATGTAAAATTTGTAGAATTACCTCCTCCTGAAGAAGTATTAGCATTATGGAATTCTGAATATAATAGCCCTTATTATTTTTGTACTTCTGAAGATGTAAACCAAGTACAACCTCAAAATAACAATTTATTTTTACCTTTACAACACGCTGATAGGGTTTACCCAGATATACCTATAATGTTATCAAAATATAAATTAGCCAATTCTTCAAGTGATGATTGGTTAAAATATTTCAACTTCAAAAGGGACCATCAAAAGGAAAACGAATTGTTTGAACATTTAGGTTTATCTGAAAACGAAGAATATGCTTTGGTTAGTCATAACTACGGTACACCTCCTAATTTTCTTGTAAAACCTGTACCGTATGAAAATAAAGGTATAAAAGAAGTAAAATTAGATTTTATAGATGGGTTTAATGTCTTTGATTGGTGTAAAGTTTTAGAACAAGCTACTGAAATACATATGCTTGAAACTTGTTTTATTTATATTACCGAAAAATTAAATTTAAAAGCAAATGAACTAAATTTGTGGAGCCGAAGAGGCCCTGATAAATGCGAACAAATTAGTTTTATTCCTAAAAATGTAAACTGGACTTATAATTAATGAACATACTTATTACAGGAGTTGCTGGTCTACTTGGAAGCAGGTTAGCTGATTGGATTATAGAAAAAAGACCCTTTGACAACGTTATTGGTATAGATGACTTTTCGGGTGGTTATAAAGAAAATATAAACAACAAAGTAAATTTTTTTAGATGCGATTGCATAAGTTCGTCTGACATAGAACATATATTCAATGAAACTAATCCTGATATTGTATATCATTTCGCTGCTTACGCTGCTGAAGGTCTTTCTCCTTTTATAAGAAAATATAACTATAAAAACAATCTTGTAGCAACTGCAAATATTGTTAACCAATGTATAAAGAAAAAAGTAAAAAGACTTGTTTTTACATCCAGTATGGCTGTATATGGAAAAGGCAACCCTCCTTTTTATGAAAACGATACACCCCGACCTATAGACCCATACGGTATTGCAAAATATGCAGCTGAAATGGATATTCAAGTAGCAGGAATACAGCATGGATTGGATTGGTGTATTATTAGACCCCATAACGTTTACGGTAAAAAACAAAATATATGGGACAAATATCGCAACGTTTTGGGAATATGGATGTATCAATACCTCAACAACCAACCAATGACAATTTTTGGAGACGGTCTTCAAAGAAGAGCTTTTAGTTGTATAGATGATTGTTTAGAACCTTTATGGAATGCAGGCTTTTATGATAAAGCGTCCAAACAAATTATTAATTTAGGAAGCAGCGTATATTATACAATTAAAGAAGCTAATGATATACTTAAAAAGGTAATGGAAGGTGGGGAAACAAAATTTTTAGAAAAACGCCATGAAGTTAAAAATGCTCACCCTTCCTGGGAAAAGTCTATTGAAATTTTAGAGTTTGAAGATAATATTGATCTTGAAACAGGGTTACGTGATATGTGGAACTGGGCTAAACAACAACCTAAAAGGGAAAGATTTAAATGGTCTAAATACGAATTAGACGAAGGTATCTATTCTTACTGGAAACCGGGCGTTACATTTTAGAAATAATTATTAATGTCAAATATTGCAATTACAGGGTCTCAGGGGTTTATTGGTAAACATCTCTTTAATTATATCGAACAAAAAAATCACCACACGTATGGTATAGATAGACGTCATAGATTTAAAACTTGTTCGAGAGAATTTTATTACGGGGACTTATCTAAGAAAGAGGAGCTGCCTTTTCTTATAAAATGTTTTAAAAACAGCAAAATAGATACCGTCTTTCATTTAGCAGCCGAATCAAGCGTATCTGATTCGTTTATCGACCCTTTAAAATTTTATCATAATAACGTTACCGGAACCGCACAACTTTTAGAAGCGTGTGTTGCTTCAGGAGTAAAAAAAGTTATCTTTAGTTCATCAGCTGCAGCTTTTAGATGTGCAAACCCATATGGGGTTACTAAAAAAATGGGTGAAAATCTTTTAGATTATTATAATAAAAAACATGGCATTAAGACGCTTAGCTTACGTTACCATAATGTTTATGGTGACAATATGGACAATGGATCTGTGCTTAATAATTTTCTAAAAAGTAAAAAGAATGGAGAACCTTTACAAGTTCATGGCGATGGAAGTCAAAAACGGGATTTTGTTTTTGTCGATGACATAGTTAGAGCAAATTATTATGCATATGAAAAATTAACTAATAACGGTCATCACCCTCCCGGTTATATTGAATTAGGTTCTGGTGCAGCTACTTCTGTTTTAGATATAGCAAAAACAATTTCTAATAATTACGTGTTTACTGAAGATAATCCTGGGCAATCTGAAGCCGTCAGTAACAATATTGTAGCTCATAATTATCTTGGATGGATACCTTCTGGAAATGTTAAAGAGTGGTTATTAAATCATAATTAGTGAACGTGATTTACAGTAACGGTATGTACCGTAGCGGGTCTACTTTAATCTACAACGTCTTAAAAAAGATAGTTCAAGACCATAAGTTAGATTATAAAATCAAAAAAGCTCACGAAGAATGGCTCCAATGGGTAAAAGACTCAGATCTTTCCATATACACATACAGAGACGTGAGAGATGCTACGGCATCCATGATGCGTAAAAGAAACCTTACTGTAGAAAATTTTAAATCATATAATAACCATACTTTAAGTTCTTTTATCTTAAAATTAATGACCCACGATCTAAAAGTTAAAGATAAAGGAAACAATATTTTGGTATTAGAATATAACAATGACATTCTTAATTTAGAAAACGGTATAAAAAAGATAGGGGAATTTTTAGATATCGATATAGGTAAAGGCAACACTTTTTACTATTCAAAAATTTTTAGTTTAGAAACTCAAAAAAAGTTTGTAAACGGTTTATCAAAACACGATTTAAATACCGAATATCACCCAGGTCATATAGGGGATGGAAAAACAGATTTCAAAAAATATTTTAACTATGACCAACTAAATCCTAATACTTTAGAACTTATGGGGAAATGGTTGAAGAAACATGATTACAAATTATAATATCTTCTATGAAACTTGATGATGAATCTTTATCGATAAAAATGCTTCAAACTGAAACCTATCATTTATTTGATAAAGGTTATCAAGGGGTTTGGAGAGGCGTAAGTTTAGAATTATTAATCGACTATGCAAAGTCAGGAAAAATACCCTATATAGGTAATTTGAATAATTTCATAGAAACTGGTACGCATAGAGGTTCCGGTGCTACCAAAGCCTCGTTTTTGTTTGACAAAGTATACACGACCGAAATAAACAAAGATTTTAAACCTGATCATGATGCTATAAAAAGGTACATACCCAACATAGAATTTCATTACGATACATCACCTTTATTTCTTAAAAACCTTTTACCCAAAATAAAAGAACAAAGTGTTATATTTTTAGATGCGCATTGGTATGAGAACCCTGCAAGAGAAGAGCTAACCAATATTAAAAAATATAGTACACGTAACGACCACGTTATTATAATTGACGATATGGATACAGCTGGTTCTGATTTACCTCAAAGATCTGAAATTGATAAATTATTGAATTTTATAAATCCGGAGTATAAAATAGAACTCTGGGAAAAAACAGTAAATAAAAATTTAGTAGCATATGTCTAAACTATTCTGTATTATAGAGCAAGGTAAACATGTAAACCACGATATTACAAAGTTTAAAAAGAAACTTTTTAATACCGACGACTGTGATTTTTATAGATTTAATTGGAAAGAATTTGAAGACCCTTTAGCTAATTGGACCAGAAAAGATACAGCTGATCCAAATAAAATTTTATCTTGGGGTGAAGGTAGAAACCTCATGTATGATAAGGTACCTAAAGATTATGAGTACTATATTATGATAGATGAGGATATTATTTTAAGACCGTACCCAGATGATAAATTTGAAACTCATATACCTTCTTACTGGGAAGGAAAAGCTAGAATAGAATTAGAACTTGACCCTAGAATAGTAGAAAGGATTACTTCTTTTCTTAAAGAATGGAACCCTTTAGGTGGTCATATCCTAGCTAAACAGAATTGGGGGTTTGATGAAAAAATCCTAAGCGAAATGAAAGTTATGGATAGGCCCGTAACATGTAGACGCCATGATGTATGTACTAGTATACTTCATAAGTCATTTGCTGATTTAATGTTCCCTATTCAATATAATGGACAAATTTTACCTCAAGTATATCAGCAATGGTTCGCTAAAACTTGTTGGCCAAACAAGTATATGGTTGTACCTGGTTTATATTCAATAAACTTTTTATCAGAACCTCATCATAATATAGGTCTTGCTGATGAACAGTATAAAAATAATTTTATTATTAAACCTTTTAATAATTGCATAAAAGAAAATGCAGAACCTTACGTGAATTATCTTAAAGATAAATCAGTAAAAAATTCTGAAATTCCTATGAGAGATAAAGTAATACCCACTATTGACGATATTAGTAAGGTTTATGATATTGATAAAGACAACTTTAAAAATTCGCGAAAATATCTATGAGAAAAATAATTGCAACAACGACTATTAACCCCCCGACTAAAGTTTTAAAAGCTCATGCTGCTAGATCTGATTGGCATGTGGTTGTTGCTGGTGATGAAAAGACACCCCATCATTTATATGATGCGTTGGATAACGTTACTTATTTGCACCCCGAAGATCAAGAATGTTTAGATACACAACTCTCTGATTTAATTGGTTGGAAATGCATTCAAAGACGTAACATGGCAATTTTAAAAGCTAAACAAATGGGCGCTGAAATTATTGCTATTATAGACGATGATAATGTACCTCTCGACCATTGGGGTTATACTTTTGTTAACACAAAATGCAGAGCATATAATATTAAAACCAACGACATTGCTTTTGATCCTTTATACGCAACCAACGCAGGTGAACTTATGTGGCATAGAGGATTTCCTTTATCAAGTGTTCGTAAAAGAAATATCCAATCAATAACTTACGAAGAAGTAAATGTTGATGCTCAAGCAGATTTATGGAATGGAGAACCTGATATTGATGCTTATCAAAGAGCTGTATTAAATTATCCTAATATAAGAATTAAAATTGAAAGGGATGATTTGCAATTTCCATTCACGTCAAATAAATTTATACCCTTTAACTCTCAAAATATTTTCGTTAGTGCAGATAAAATAAGAGATTATTTTTTATGTCCTCATATTGGTCGTATGGACGATATATGGGCATCTTATTATTTTCAAGCAGCTGGTAATAATGTAGTTGTGGGTACACCTTCAGTTGATTCTGATAGGGATATAGGTACAATAGGTAGATATCCAATTGAAACTGATATAGAAAGAGAGTTAATAGGCGTTAAACATACAAGTAATTTACTAAAAGATTTAAATGACGGGAAAGATAAAGATGAGGTTTTTGAAAAATATTTACCAGAAACAAGCTTTAAAGCTTTGCAAAGATGGAGGGAAATAGTATGAGGTGGGATTTTTTATCTGACTTTATTAATAAAAATAACTATAAATTATTAGTCGAAATAGGTACAGCTCAAGGCAATAATGCTAATAGAGTTCTAAACAAAGTAAAAGATGATGATTTTAAATTACATACTATTGACCCCTACGACGTTTACGACGATTTTTCATTTGATGAAAAAAATAATAAAACGGTTCAAAATACTAATGAGTTAAAAGCGAAAGAAGTATTGCAATCTGAAATCGATAAAGGCCGTTGTACTATGATTAAAAAATATTCTGGTGAAGCTAGTAAGTCTTACGAAGATGGTAAAGTAGATATTGTTTTTATCGATGGTAATCATAGTTACAAATATGTTAGAGAAGACTTTGAATTATTTTTACCTAAAGTTAAACCCGGTGGTATACTATGTGGACACGATTATGGGGATCCAGCGTGGCAAGGAGTTACAAATGCCGTAATTCATTGTTCAAGAACAAATAATTTAAAATTAGAACTTAAAAATCGAGATTGGTTTTGGTTTATAAGAATAAAAAATGAGGAATCTAGTTAATGATGTTCCAATTGGAGAAAATTCCCCTTCTATTATTAATTGTATAGTAGAAGTAGAAAAAGATACTAATGCAAAGTATGAGTACGTTGAAGAGTTAGATATATTCAAATTAAGTAGGTGCTTATATAGTAGTATGAGATACACGTGCTCATATGGTTTTATACCTCAAACTTACGCGTTAGATGACGACCCTTTAGATATTCTTATATATAATAACACCCCTATTAGAACTAGCACATTGGTCGAATGCAAACCGATAGGTTGCCTTGATATGGACGATACAGGTAAAAAAGATTATAAAGTTTTAGTCGTCCCTACTTCACATGTAAAAGAATATAAAAGCATAAAAGATCTCGACCCTCACTGGATTAAAACAACCCAAAACTTTTTTTCTCATTATAAAGATTTAGAAGAAGATAAAGAAGTAAAAATTAATGGGTGGCTTTCAAGATCAGAATCCAAAAAGATTATAACACAAGCTCATAAAAGATGGAAAGACAAATTGATTTCTGAATTGCCTGAGTTATAATCTATATAATGAAAGATTATATTATAGCATGGTTACTTACAAGTGTAATGACCGTAGCCGGTTTATTTTGTTTAGGTTGTATAGTTGGTTTATTTGCAGCCATCGGTGGAGTAAGTAGCCCTGAAAATTTAGAAACTAGTTTGGAAGCATCTGCTGCTTTTAACATTTTAGTTTTGGTAGGAATGACTGTTATAAACTTCTTTTCTTTTAAATTCTGCGTTAAAAAATTCATAGTAAAAGATTGATATTATTTTAGATTCATCTATAATTAGCAATATGGAATTCAATATCGACAAATACGACGGCAATTTACTTCATGGTAGATTTGCATATAAATTCTTCAAAGATAAAGTACTACCAATAGGCAACATTCTTTGCTTTAGAGCTCCAATGGAGGTGCTAGCAGATGGTATGATTGATCAAGAAGACATTGATAGGCAAGAATTTATTTGGAGTGATGATGCAATTAACTTTTTATGGGAGATTCCTATCTTAGATAATCCATTCGGTGCTGTTGCATATCAAAGATTATTGAATACTCATATTGCTAATATTTTAGGTAGTGCAAAATATCTAGATTGCCCTGTTGTAATGGATGGTGATGATATTATGGTACAAAAAGAGTTTACTCAAGGTGGTGTAACTCAACAAGAAGGTAAAGCAAGTGTTAGTATTACATACGTGAAAGATGGGGTAGCTTTAGGTCATACTGCAATTAATATTACAGCTGGTAAGAAAGCTCCTGCATTTGCATTTAGTACTAACTTTGATGATGATCAAGTAAATCAGTTTATGAGTGATGTACAAAAAACATTCTATGAGCTCAATGACGATATGTTTGTAGCTACGTCAAAAGTTATCATTAAGTAATATTGAATGAATAATATTTTTACATTTATTAATGATATTATCTTTGGTAAGAAAGGCGATGTAATTGAAAACGTCGAAGACGAAGATCAATTTAACGGTTATCTTGTGAATAGATGGGTAAGTATGTATTCGCCTCAGAATGCGACTATCATTAATGAAACAACTAATAAGTACTACAACGTTTTTGATACAAAAAAAGAGTGGTATGATTATTTGGTAAAAATTATTCCGAAAGGTTCGCCTGGCAAGATACGATACATTAAAAAGGAAAAGCGTAAAGATATAAAAAATTACGATGAAATTGTAAAGTATCTTGCCAAGCGTTTTGAACTTTCAAAAAGAGAAGTTCAACAATATATAGACAGCGGTAAAGTTGATATATCTAATATAAAAACTGCATTGAAATAATTTTATTTTGTTATAAGTTATTACATGTCTAATCAGGTTGGAGCCGGACCCGGCAACAGAAGAGCGAGTATTGACTTATTAGCCCCTAAAAAAAGTCTAATTGATTTAAGTACACCAGATGATGGTTCATTTGATTCTGCCATTGTTGGCTTTTCAATGAGCCGTTTAATGGAAGATGTTATTTTATGTAAATATAAAGACGAAACTGCAGACGGTAAAGCTTTAATTAGAAACGGTATTCATATTCCGTTGAATGCAGATACAAAAGCCTGGCGAATAGGTGAGGTGCTTTTAGCAGGAAATAAATGTGAGTTTGTTAAGACTGGTGACCATATCTGCTTTCCTAATAACTTGGGTATACCAATTGCTAATATCGATGTAGACGGAATAGGAATTGTCAAGAAAGGTATTTTCTTAAACGAAAGTAGAATTTTTGGAATTGTAAACCCAATTGAAAGTAAGTAGATCACAGTTAGTAACTCTCTTAAAGAACAATGTTTGTGAAGTACGTTTTGTAAGGAGAGTTTTTAAGTCAGGTGCACCAATGACTAGAAGAATGCTATGCACTAATAGCTTTACTTTACTTAATAGTCAAAATGGTCGCTTGACTCTTAACTTTAGACCTACTGCAAGATTTCAAGATTACGACCCCGCTGTTAAAAATCTGATTATTGTATGGGATATATTCATGCAAAATTATAGACAGATAAATTGTGACAACGTAGATCTCGTACAAACTATTCCTGCTAATGATGAGTTTTGGGAATATTATACTGCAAGACTACAAAACTTGACACCACAAGAAAAGATAAACTTTCAAAATACGTAATGGTAGACAGACTTATAGAAGAAGTAGAAGCAAAAATAAGAAAGTTTTTTCTTAATGATATTTCTTTTATTGTAAATGATAAAACTATCAAAAAAGGCAAATTGATAAATGCACATATTAAAGATTTTTTTATCGAGTTTAAACTTGAAGTACAAAAAGGTGGAATAAAAACATTTGAATTACCATACCCTTTTATGATGAAAGAGTTTAATACTCACATAGTATTTGATTATCAGTTATCACGTTTCGTTAATGACGATCTTCTGCTTTTAGCAAAAGTTAGAAGAATGAAACCAAAAAAGAATAGCAAGTTTTACGATGTAAAGCTTATTTTAAGAAAAAATGAAGAAAAAGTACTTTAGTGTATTCAGCGGAGTGTATTATGAGATTGACGAGAAATATACTCGGTATCTTGATTGCGGACAATTACCTGTGTCTGACGCTCCTAAATCTAGTTGCAAAAAATGCCACGGTAGGGGGTATAGACACATAAACACATCTACCGGGCATTATGATATGTGTAGGTGTGTATTGAGAAATGCATCTGATGAATTACTTGGAAGTATGACAGAACATCAGGTTGAAGACGTAACAATGCATACAAAAAAAGACTCATTTAAAGAAATAGTTGATGAAGTGTTTGATTAATATATAATCAAATATATGTTTAGTAAGTATGTAGCTAAATTCCCTTATGGATATAATCCATCAGATGAGCAAATAAAATTACTTAAAGAGGTTGAAAAAGCATTTAATGACGGGTACAAATACGTTATTGCATCAGCCCCGACAGGTACAGGTAAAAGCTTCATACCGCGAACTTTAGGTAATATAAGTGCAAACCCAACTAAACATTTTAGGGATTTAATTAACTCATACGATGCATTTAGAAAAGATCAGCACGGTAATTATATTTTTGAAAGAGATTGTTTAGGTGAGCCTGCGTTTGGTACTTTCGCATTAACTATTACAAAGCAGTTGCAAGACCAGTATAAATCACTGTTTGATGATATTGAGGTATTAAAAGGCAAACAAAATTATATTTGTAGTGTTGATGAAAGCTTTGATGTTGATACCGCTCCTTGTATACACACTACTAAATTAAAGAATGAATGTTGGGAGAAGAATTCATGCCCTTATTTTTCAAATAGAAACACTTCCTTATCAAATAATTTTGCAGTATTAAACTATAAGATGTTTATGAGTTTGCCTCAGCATGTAAAACGTAAAAACTTTTTAGTGTGTGATGAAGCATCTGAACTTGAAGAAGAATTAGTACGTAGGTTTAGTGCTGATATAGATTATAAACGATTAGAATTATATAATATTGACTTTTCAAAACTGAGATCTGAAAAATATGACGTGCAATATAGGTGGTTGGTTAATCTTATATTTGTAATTAGCGAAAGAATAAATGAACTTACAAATAGAACGTCGAGTAAGATTACTGTATTGTCTTTATCGGAAGCAAACAAGTTAAAGTATCTAAAAATGCTTCATGGTAATCTGACGACAGTAGAACAGACTTGGCATAAATGTGAGTACGTTGTAGACAACAAAGCAGATAGAGTGCATTTTACCCCTCTCAAAGTAGATACGTTAAGTAAGCATATCTTTGATTATGGTGATAATATTTTATTAATGTCTGCAACTATAACCGATCACGCAGCATATGCAAAGTCGTTAGGTATTAAAAAGTACAAATACATTGAGACACCATCAGCATTTGATGCGGATAAATCTCCTATCTATTTGGTTAAAAAACCTGTACTGAATTATCAAAACTTACATAAGAATCTTCCAATATTAGCTAAGAATATTCAAGAGCTGTGTGATAATCATGCTGATGAAAAAGGTATTATTCATACGCATTCATTAGAGATATGCAATTATCTTAAGACGAAGTTAAGCGGTAGCAGATTCTTATTCAGAGAGCAAACTGCGACTAACGAAAAGATATTAGGTGAGCATTTTAGAACGTCTAAACCAACTGTGTTAGTGTCCCCTTCTTTAACTTTTGGTACTGATCTAAATGGTGAAAAAGGCAGATTTCAAATTATTGTTAAGACGCCGTTTCCGCCTTTGTCTAATAAACGTATCAAGAAAATGTTCGACTTAGATAAAGATTGGTATGCTAATAAAACATTGTGTGCATTAGTTCAGACCTCAGGTAGGTGTACGAGATCAAAAGCTGATTATGCAGTTACATACGTTTTAGATGGTAGAGCTCGTATACTTATCTCCGGTAACAAAGACAAATTACCCCAACACTTTATTGACAGGTTAGTCTAATAAATAATGTTACATGCGTTGGCGTACCAATTATTTCGAAATTCAGGACATGGTGATTCAGTTCGCTAATGCTTTTGATTCGATAGTAATAGGGAGATATAATAAGAATAGAAAGGAGAAAGATAGAATCTTTGTAAGATATCTATATGCTCCTAAACAACGGGTACTATATGATATTGTCAATAAAGCAAAAACTATTACCTTCCCGGTTGTAACAGTAAACATTGCAAATATAGCTAGAGATAACAATAGAGTTTTCAACAAACTCCCTTCTATTGGTGGTGGTAGTTATGCTGAAACGGCAGGTAATGGGTTTTATTACGGTAATGAATTTAGCAGCAATAAATTTAATGCACCTACCCCGGTAAACATTCAAATGAATATGTCCATTATTACTAGATATCAAATGGACATGGATCAAATTTTATCTAATTTTATTCCTTACAACAATCCATATATTGTTATTAGTTGGCCATTGCCTTTGAGTCTAGCACAAACAACTAAAACGCATGAATTAAGAAGTGAAGTTTTATGGGATGGTAATATTAATATATCTTACCCTACAGAGTTAAGAGCAAATGATAAAGCAAGAGTTATTGCTGATACTGCATTTACTATTAAAGGATGGATATTTCCTGCTGCTGAAAATAATGTAGATAACATTTACAAAATTACAAGTAACTTTTATGCTGTAAGTGGAACAGAAGGCACAGGTACCAACTTGAGTTATTCTAATTACCCAACATTAAACTCGCAATTGTCAGGTGCTACTGATTCCACAGATACTATAGTTATTTCAGCATTTCCTGATGAAATAGAAATTTTTAGAGAAATTCAAAGTCAATGAGCATTAGAAGAATAAACAGAGGTAACGTACTAAGAAATGACGATGAGAATAAATTAGTCTTTAGTGAATGGAACCCTATTTTTATTTTTGATGCACCTTGGTTAAAACTTCAAGGGGTGCAAGGAATGCAAAAATATTATCAAGTTTATTTGAGCGCTGCTAATACATCTTCCTTCTTCTCCGGTTCTCTTTCAACGGTTAATTTAAGTGGTGTTAACTTCTTTAGTGATGTTAGCGCTTCAGATGCATTAGCTACTACATATCCTGAATTTAGCGGCTTTAATGTTAAAGATGCAGGTTGTAACGTTTTATATGATAGACAAAATCAACAAATTAAAGTTGATATGTCTCCTTTATCTGCTCAAGCAACTGGCCATTTTATATTTGTTATTACTGCACCCGGTGGTTATATAAAATATCCAGGTGGTGGTTACAATTCATCTCTTTCAGCTTTACCTTTTTATATTCAATCAAGACTTGATACTATTACACCAACACCAACACCCACGTTTACGGTAACTGCATCTACTGGTGCTACTAAGACAAGAACACCAACTCAATCGAGAACGAACACTCAGACTGCAACCCAGACAAGAACACAATCAACTGGTGCCACTAGAACCCCTACAAGAACTTCAACACCAACTCAAACACCAACACAAACAAGAACGCAGACTCAGACGAGGACACAAACAAGAACACAAACTCAGACGAGAACACAAACACCAACAAGATCTCAGACACC